CACAGGACACACTATAAGTAGTGGCCCAAGTCCCCCGTGGTCAGCCCCACATGGATTCTCAAAACAATGGCATATCGACGCAAGTCCTCCTCGTCTCGGGCAAGAAAGCCAACCAAGCGGTCCGGGACGCGCGCCGGTGGGAAGCGCAAGTACGGTTCGAAGAAGCGATCCTATCGCAAAAAAGGCGCAATGACACGAAAGCGGATCCTCGACATCACGACCCGAAAGAAGCAAGACAACATGATGCTGAACTCCACCGTGACGGCCGCGGACCCGTACAATGCCCTGCCGAGTCAGTTCCCCGCGGAGCTGAGGGGTAACTTTAACGGAGGTATTGCCGGCCAGCCGGCTCTAGACCGTACGCCCTATGCATTCCTTTGGTGCGCAACGGCACGCGGCATGACTTCGGACGTTAAGGCGATTGGTGCCCGCTCTGTGCTAGACCCATACATGGTTGGACTACGCGAGAACATCGAGATCCAGGTCAACAACGGCACCCCTTGGCAATGGCGCAGGATATGCTTTAGGACTAAAAGGGATATGGATGTCGTGTTGGGGTCCACTGGCGTAAACACCAAGTACTTCACCGGTCTTTCGGATGGGTCTGCTCGCCGAACTGTCAGCACCCTTGCCGGAAACAGAAATACCGGTGAACAATATGCAGTCTATGAACTACTGTTCCAGGGCCAGAATGGCACTGATTGGGTCGACCCTATGACTGCCAAGGTGGACACGACTCGAATGGCTATCGTTAGCGACACCGTCAAAACGCTAGCTTGTGGGAACGAAGCCGGAATGATTCGGAAGTACAAGAGGTGGTACCCCATGCGCAAGACACTTGTGTACAACGGAGACGAGAACTCCTCTAGCGTGATTTCGTCGGATTTCTCAACTCGCGATCCACCAGGCATGGGAGATTTTTTCATTCTCGATTTGTTCCGCGCTAGGTACGGCGCTACAGACGCGTCGGTTTTGAGTTTCAGCCCCCAAGCTACTCTGTATTGGCATGAAAAGTAACGATGGGGCTATCTACATAGACGAAAATGCAATTGGCGTCCAACCAAGCCACATCTGACTCATATTGATCCGTGCTGTACTTCGGCCCCTGCATGTCCCGTAGCTGATCTCTAGGGTCGCGCTGGTTCAGCCAGATCGTCGGCTTACCCCACCTCAACAAAACATCATCCTTGTATAAAGCTCGCACTTGTACAGCCGGCTGACCACCAAACCAGTCCTTAAAGTGGGGAAAATAAGCGATCCCCCCACTTATATCGTCGATCACTGCATATTCGACACCCTCGGCTAACAGTGCGGACCGTGCGTTGAATCTAGCCTTCATGTACAGATGGTTGCCTAGTGCACGGGCCCACGTTGTTTTACCGGTGAGGGACTCCCCGTATACGCACAGGGTTTTTACTCTTCCAGCTCCTGCAAACAATTAGCCCTGGTTTGGCGTGAGTCCCGAAGGGCGAGAGGGCGGCCGCAGGCCCCCGGAAATCCCCCCCGTGGTTCCCTAGGGGAACCCGGAGAGGGGGGGAACACTTACCTCTGTTTCCCATAACTTCAGTTCTGTATCTAACCAACTCAGGAAAAGCTCCATCTGCAAGGGAGAACCCGGGGGGACTTTCATATGATTCTCCCAGCTCGGGCCACTTCCACCGTGCGAACTGGTAGAAAGATCCGAATTTGGTGATGAGATCCCAAGGACAGATGTCCTCAGCAACATCAAAAAATTCTCGTTGACTCTCCGCGCAGACAAGAGTAGACCCCGGGTCTTGAGCTCCTGAAACAAGACGAGTGGGGAGCTGGGGGATTGCGAGTCCTCCAGCAACAACGTCCCCGTCTTTTGTCGCGTACGCTGCACCTTTTCGAGGATTTTTCTTAGACCGTTCAATGTTCGGGTGGAAGCCCTCCACATCAAAAATGTCGGCTCGTCGCGATCGAAATTTTCGTCCAAAATCGCAAAAAACATGGAGATGAGTACCTCCATCAGCATGATCCTCTCGGGCCACGATACACTCCGCTCCCAGTGATCCAAAATGGTCGTTAACGGCCCATTCATCGAGGCCATCGCACTGTGGGTACGTAACAAGAAAGTAGCGGGCATTGAGAATAAAGGTCATGTGACCGAAGGTGTGTCCTGTCGAAACTAATATTATCAGACAGGACACAGGACACAGGACACACTATAAGTAGTGGCCCAAGTCCCCCGTGGTCAGCCCCACATGGATTCTCAAAACAATGGCATATCGACGCAAGTCCTCCTCGTCTCGGGCAAGAAAGCCAACCAAGCGGT